CGCCTTGTGGTTTTTCAGCATCGCTTTCGCGAGGTCGAGCATCGTGCCGCCCCCGCCCGTCTTCATCATGCCCGCGATCTCCGGGTCTGCGGCGATTTCGCCGACAGGCCCGAGGAGTTCCGCGAGTACGTCAAGGGCTTCGTCGCCCCGCGCATCCAGAATGCGTCCCATGTCATGTCCTCCTTATTTTGATCAGGTCACTGTTCCGCCGTGCCGGCCTTGATATACAGCTCGAACGGGACGGTGTCCTGTGCGGAGATCGAAACGTGCCCAGTGAACTCGAACGCGAACTGCGCCTTTTCCTGATCCGCAGTCACGAGAGAGAATCCGCCCGTCGACAGCGCGTTGAGGATATGGCAGGCCACATAGCCGCCATTGGTCGCGCCGTTCTTGTCGGAGTAGTCGCCGACGATCCAGATGTCGCCGAAGTCGCCCGTCGAAGGCGTCGGGTCGAGGTCCGCGTCCGGGGTGATCTTGCCCGACGCAACGGTCGCCGCGCCGAGGAGCCGCTTCGCCGCGTCCGCGTTGATCGTGACGAGCGTGCCGGATGCCGTCACCGTCCAGCCGGTGATCTTCTTCAGCTCCTTCGTGTTCTTCGGGCAGTTGTCGATGTCCTCTCCCATGTCCTCGAATTCGGGGACGCAGGTGACGGTCAGCCCTCCGGTGGTCGCACCGAGGATGTCCGCTTCGTCGAGCGTGCCCGTCCCGGGCGTGAAATCGGTCGCGATGACGCCCGCGTTCATCGCGAGATTCTGGAAGGTATTAGTCGGAATTCTGGTGAATTTCATGTTTGTGTCCTTTCAGCCGGGATCATTCCGGCGTATTCCAGCGCACCGTGACGTTGAACACGACGCGCTTGATCATGTCATCGTTTTCGTCCCCCATGCGTAGAGCCCACGGGGAACCGCGAGTGATCCAGAAATTCCCGCCGTCGCACGGGCAGGTCACCCCGCCCCGTCCGATCACGGCGGAAATCTCTTCGGTCTTCGCGTTGATCGGCACCCATGAGGTATCACGATACCACAGTGAAACCGTCAGCGCGACGCCGTAATCCGAAAAAGAATCCGTCCCGAGCTGGTAGGTCAAGCGCGGATAACCCGGCGCGTCCTCCCCGTCCGGGACGGAATTCTCTTCGTATGCAGGAACGCCGAAGCCGTTCCAGAAATTGAAATATGCAGCCGCTTTTGTCATGCCGTACCTCCCGCGAGTTCCCATTCCTCCGCTGTCACCTGCAAGAACGAGAACGTCGCCTGATTCGGCGTCACAACATCATCGCCATCGGATGTGACACGGAAGATTTTACCATCCCGCATCCGCTTGATGACATCGTGATATTCCAATTTGGTAGAGACTGGCGCGGTGACCGTGTATAGGGACGATACCCCCGCCGCCGCGCCTGTCCTCGCTTCGATGGAAGAATCAAATGCCGCGTGCGCCTGAAACTCCGCGCCGCCCCGCCATGCGACGGTATGTCCGCCCTCGCCGTCCGAGACGCGCGTTTTCTCGATGAAGCAGAACGTCTCCATCATGTCCGCATAGAGCATCAGATTTTCCTCCATTTGTTCAGCCGGGCGGAGAAGCCGAGGCGCGGATCGCTCCACACCATCGGCACATCCCCGAGGCTGGTCTTTTTGGTGTAGGTGTACCCTGCGAAACTCTCAGAGGTATAGGGGCCAGCGAGGATTTCCGCCGTCGCATCCGCGACAGCCTCCACATTCGCCGCTTCCCACGCGTTGATGTCATCGAGCAGGGTCACGAAATCCGGCGGTACATGCATCAGCCAGATCGCGCCGTGAAATTCCTCGTCGGTCAGGTTCGCCGCCGGGTACTGATAAACCCCGTCATTGAACGTCGACCCGACAATACGAATCCACGCGCCGTCCGGAATATCCGGGAGCGGCTCCATCACGCCGCCGGTGATCGTATAGGTGCCTGGATAAATGTCGGGCTTGTGGAAATTCCGGCATTCAAGGCACAATTCCAGCATCGTCATGATTCAGCCCACTTGTGATTATTACATTACATCATCCTCTACCGATGACGGATACCCGGATGCGGACGAGACTTTATAGCTCGCGGAATTAACGAGGACAACCATGTAAAAGCCATCTTTCTCAAACACGCGCCCCACACATAACTTGCTGTCGTATCCGATCAAGTACACCACACACAACGCCGCGTCGTGAATCTCCTGCCACGTCTTGTCCAGCGTCCCTTCAGTATCCGTAGCGACAAGCACACCGCCGGACGCGATGCCCTGTTCTATTTTATTCAACTTCGCGGAGGTGACGACATCTCCGCTTTTCCATTCTGTAAGTTCGTAAGCCATAGTCAATCACCTCTCACGATTTCAACGTCATTGAGTCGACTGTCCCGGTTCCTACGACGTTTGAATCAGAACCGGGCATTATTCCCCCGATGCAACGTATGTGTACTTGATCGTCACGGTTCCGGAAGGCGCAGAGGCCAGACGGACGCCGTTACGCTCGATGGTGTAGTTCGTGATCGCGTTGTTACCGTCCTTCAGCTCCTGAACAGAGACGACATTCGCGTGGGCCGTCTTGAAGAGCTTCGTGTCAGTCGCGTCTGCGGTGATCGTCTCGGCGGTCGTTACCTTGGTATCGGTGCCGATGTAGCCCACCACGACGCCCTCCGCGTACTCCACGAAGAACTGGATGCCGGAAGCCACGAGGGTTTCGACCTGCATTCTCTCATGCGTAGGAATGTCGGTGGCGATGCCGATGTAGCCGAGGTCGTCCACGGTCAGATTGAACGCGCCGCCCATGTCGCCGGTCATGACGATGTAGTAGAGAATCAGATTCTGCTTCGCCGTGGCGATGAACGAACCGGCGGTAACGCGGGAGGTCAGGATCACGGTGCCGAGGCCGAGGAAGTTTTCGATGTAGTTGAAGCCGAACGCCGTCTGCAGGGAGACCTGCGCGGTTTTCAGATAGTCCGCCACATCCAGCGGATTCAGGAAGTAGACCGCCTCGGCGGTGTCGTCCTCGAATTTGACCTGCAGCTGGCCCCACGCCGCCGCAAGAGCCGCCTGAAGACCGGTCCCGGAAATAGGCGTCTCGCCGGAGATGGTGTTGTTCAGCAGGGAGAAGAAGTCGGAGCGGACGGTTTTCTGCACGTCGCCGAGCAGAGCCGCGTCGGTCTCGCGGACAGCTTCATCATAGCCGGATTTCAGGATCGCTTCGGCGGAGGTAGCCTTGCGCCATTTGTGCAGTGTGACTTCGCCGACGGGAACCTTGGTCCGCGCGTACTGAGACAGCGGAATGATCTCGCCCTCGGGAACCGCGCCGGACTGAAGCGTGCCGGTGGTTTTGTAGGCGTACATCGTGGTCCCTTCCTGCATCGGGATCTTCCGGGTCACGCCCAGAACCTCGATCAGCTTTGCGAGGGAACCGTGAGTGAAATTATAGGTGAAGTCGACTTCGCGCGCCTTCGCCATCTGAGCCTTTTTGATCAGATTGGTTTCGGCAGTGGTGTAAACTTCGTTTGCCATAAGATTATCCTTTCTCGGGTATCAGAACCCGAATAACGTGTGATTATCAGAAATCGCTTTCTGCCGCGTCGCGGTGTCCTTGATCGCCATGATCTGTTCCTTCGTCATGGTCGTCCCGCCGCTGTTTGCTGGCGGGTTCGGCGTATTCACGCCCACGGTGGAGGACTTCACGACAAGCCCTTTGAAGGTGCCGCCGATAAGATCGTCAAAGGCTTTCGTGTCTTTGATCTTCTCGCCGTCCAGTTCCGCCGCGTCGATTTCCGCGCCGCATCCGCGCATCGCGATTTCGAGATTAGTTCCTGTGATGGATTTGCTTTCGAGGTACGCCCGGACAGCCTTTTCTTTTGCCGCCCGCGTTTCCTTCGCGGTGATCCCGGCCTTGTAGTCCTCGAACGCCTTATGTTCGTCCTCGAACTTCTGCTTGTAGTCACCGCCCGCTTTCAGCGCGTCACGTTCCTTTGTGACGGCTTCCAGCGTATCGGCTTTCGCCCTCAGGTCTGCGATGTCGTCCTTCATGGGATCGACAACGCCGAGATGCAGAGCCATGATTTTGTTCTCCATCTCGTCCGTGCAGGCTTCGCCGATAATTTCGCGAATTTCCTTCCGCGTGAACTTTGCCATTTCTTGATCTCCTTTTCCTCGGGCGGGATTTCTTCCCCGCTTCGATCTGAAATATAAAAAGCCGACAGCGTGATCGCTCACGTTATCGGCTCATAGGCTCTGGATATTGTGATTTCTGCGGTTCGTGCGCTTCGAACGGAACCTCCGCCCGACAGCCCTTGCACCACAGCAGGATTGACCCGCGCGGCATAGGTTCCAGCGTCACGCCATTCCTCGCGCGTGCCAGCCTTTTCCCGCATTTGGGACAGAGAACGTCCTTTTGCATACGTCCCTCCGGTACTATTATATCACATTATGCCTTGTAATGTCAAATCGCCTGTTTTCAAACGTTTTGCATCGAATTTTTGATGATTCCTTTATATTCGCTCGTATGGTTCGCAACGGCGTTTTTAAGGAAATGGAGCGGTGTAATCCCCCGGGAAGTCCCCAGCTCGTGCGCGGCGGCATATTCGACACCTGAACCAATCATAACATAGTTCCCTTTCGGCGCAGTTCCCCCATAAGAACCCGTGCGGATTTTCCCGGATGCGTCCGGTTTGTCCGCCTTATACGATGTCGTGTTCGGGGCAGAGCCACCTACCGCAAACGTGATTGAGTTTCGGAGAAGCCCGGTATCGACGCGGGTTTCGTTCACCTTTGCGTGTCCTTCTGCCGTTGCACCAATCGCCCACAACGCCCGCTGAATAGCCTTCGGGATAGCAGACAGGACTTCGGCAGAATTATCGGTGATCTGTATCTGTATATTGATATTCTGATTCGGCATTATCTCACCTTCTCTCCGTCAATCCATACGTGAACCGCGTTCTCTTTTCCTTTCGGGAGGTTGGAGGAAAACCCATCAACGACAGTAATAATTGTGCATCGGCAGTTCCAAGTTTCGGAAGGCGGGCCGATCGGATCGCCGGGCCAGCGGCAGTCGTTCGAGAACGTGGCATCATGGTCGACCGTCTCGCCGTCGATCGCGAGGTGACTGTCACGCGTCCGGCTGTCATGGGTGCAAAGCCAGCGTTTCCGAGTCTTTACGCCCCATTCCTCCGCCGTCTTCATGTTCTGTACCCGGCCAGCGTTTTGGCAGTTCGTCGCCATCGTCCGCGCTGTCCGGACAGCCGAGGCCGCGTTGACCCCGGTCACGTTCTGAATTCTCTCCGCGATCTTCGGGATGCCTTCTCCCTGTACAATCCCCTGCGCCACCTGTGAATTGATATTCCGGATATTCCACAGCATATCTTTTGTGACTTCCAGATATTTCGGCGTTGGGAAGTTCATGTCGTTCCGCTTTTTCGCCAGATCCGCAACGGTGTTCGCATCCACGAGGTCAAACCGGATGCCGATGTCCTCGCGAATCGCCACGTCGTTAATCGCGTCCGCCGAGAGATTGTAGCCGTCCGCGAAGAACTCCGCTCGCTTGCCGTTGATGATCTCGAGGGCACGTTCGTTCGTCCGGGAATACTCCCGCGCCAGCTCCCGTACCATGTCCCGGTAGTGCTTATCCCCGGCGGTCTTGCTTTTGAGAAAATTCTTGTACGCCGTCTCAGCTGTCACGCGTTCCTTATCCGTCTTGGCCTCTCTGATGCGCGAGAGCAGGGTTTCCGCGCGATCCTCCATTCGGGACAGGTACTTATCCCACTTCCCGCGCATTTCGCTTTCAGCGTCCTTGTACAGCCTCTGGAGCCATGATTCGAGGGCGCGGAGCTTTTCGTCGGTTCGATCTTTCATCGCGCCCTCCGTGGATTATTCGTCGTCGCCGTCTTCGTCCGGATCATTCTCAAACCGCCCGACCTCCTCGGCCTTGCGCTTCGCGATGATCTCGTCCTTGCGGTCTACCAGCCCGAGGACGCCGCAAATCTGCTCGGTCACGGTGTCCGCGTCAAGGTACTGCGCCGCCTGCAAAATGTTCGTCAGCTCTTCCGTCTGGTTGATGATCGTATCCCGCCGGAACGTCGGCATTTCGTCCACGCCAGCCAGCGCGAGGATGCCGCCGAGGAAGTCGAGGACACAGCCTTCAAACTGCGATGCCTTTTCGTTCAGCGGTTCATATGCCGCGCGAATCTGCGTAGCCGTTGCCGATCCGGACGCGATCTCCTTGACGTCGAGAGCCATGAAGTCATCAAAGAGACGCCGCCGGAGCTGGTCAAGGGTCTCTTTCGACGCCTCGAACGGCACTTCGACCGTCTCATGCTCCACACCCACGCCGTCGTCGCCGTTCGCGTGTGCAACGTGCGTCCGGTAGAGCTGTGCGAGGAACTTCGCGTCGTCTTCCTCGTCCATCGCATTCGCGTTTTTTAGCACCCAGTAGATCAGATTCCCCTCGTCGGTGTTGTTGACCATGCCGGAGATCATCAAATCATACGCATCAATGGTCGCGCGCCCGCCAACAAGCTCAGACTGCCGACTCGTGTTGTACAGCGGCACAATCGGGATGACGGAGGGGTTTCCGCCCTCGCGGTACTCCGTCCCCGTCGCCTCGGATTCCTCCCGGATGCGGCGGTAACTGTGTTTCGGCGTGAGGATGCGGATTTCCTCGCCGTCCTCGCGAATGTAGTCCGTGATCCCGTCCGGCTCGTAGAGCGTCACCCGAAGCGGGGATTTTGCGTTCAGCTGCCAGAAGCGGATTCCCGCCATCAGTCCCCCGGTCTCCTCGTCGTCGAGCGGGCAGAACGACGGTGCATAGGGCCCGCCATAGACAGGGAACACTTCGAGATGATCCTCATTCCAGAAGCCGTAGGACACCCCGGCGTTCAGCGCGTCCGTCGCCGCTTTCATGACCCGCGTGTCAAAATCCTTGCCGAGAGCCGCGTCCTTGTCCGTCAGCTTCGAGAACAGAACGCCGTTACCGAGGAGGAACGACACTTCCTGCGTCACGAAATAGTAGTAAAACCGGGATGCAATCTTGTGATTCGGCTTCCAGACGTCCGGCGTGGCCTGCCCCATGAGGTTATAGACCATCTTCTGCGCCCGCATAATCGTCGGGTTCTGGTGCCGGTAGTAGGCGTCTGCATCTCGCGCGATCCGCCAGAGATCGGACGCCTGAAACTCAGAGATCGCGCCGAGGATGAACTCAGCGCGGTCGTGGTCATTTTCGCCGACGGCGATCAAATCCTGATAGGTTCTCATTTACACCTCCGCATCATGCAGACCAGAGATCATTGGAGGACGCCTGACCGAATACCTTGATGATGTAGGTGCCATCCGTGCCGCCCGCCGCAGTCGCGAGGTCTGCGCCCTTGATCGTGCAGGCCTTCGCCGTGTTCGCCGCAAGCGTCGTGCCGCTCATATTCGTCGAGCCGCCCGTCGTGGGAATCTGCGTGCCTGCGTCATGCGCCGAGGCGTTCGTCGGAACAAGTCGCACCGTCCACGCTTTCAGAGCCATCGAGGACGAGAATGAGAAGGAGGACGTGTCCTTGCCGGACTGCTCGGAGATCACGGAGACATCCGGCCCGGTGATCGTGATGGTCGGAATCGCGGTCGACAGCGTGATCGTGTCGGAAGTCGCGGCGGATTCGTTATAGACCGAGTCGCGGACTTTGATGTAAACCGTCTTTGTACCGTCGCCCGAGGTCAGCGTCACGGATTTTGACGCCGCGAAGGTCTCCCACGTCGCCGCCGATTCCGTCGCCACGCCGTCGATGCCCCAGATCTTCATGGACGCCGGATCGCCGGACGCCGTAATCTTCAGCGTGACGTTGCGGCTCGTGGTAACGCTTGCGCCGTCGTTGATTGTGAAAGCGGATATTGTCGGCGCAAGGGTGTCAAGCGTCAGATTGAAATAAGAAGCCATATTATAGCACCTCTTTCATGTTTATTCGTTCGGCGCGGTGTCGGGCTTGTCGGCCTTCCTCACCGTGATGTTGAAACGGTAGACCTCGAAGACGTCCTCGCCCTTGAAAATGCGCGTCTCCGCGATACCGGACCGCGCGCCGAGGGAAGCCTCTGCCGGAATCTTATAGCTGATGACGTTATCGATGATCGCCGTCGGGACATACTGCCGCTTGACGCCGAACGTCAAGTGCGTCTGCACCGTGTAGCCGCCGAAGTCGAACGGCTCCCCCGTTTCCCTGCTCTTGCAAGTGATATTTATATACCGCGTTGTCGCCTCTCGCAGTTCAAGCGACTGTTCTGTGATCGTCTCAACGACCGACACGCCAGATCACCTCCGTGACTGTAATGATATCCACGCCGACCGCCTCCGTCTGCGGAATAGCCGCATCCCCGGAGAACGCCGTCGCGATGTGTGATTCTGCCGCCTCGGCAGTCTTGATGTTTGCAAACGCGCGGTCGACGTCGCCGATCGTCGCGTCAATCTCGGTCGTGAACTCCGGCGGTGTTCCGCGCCAGAGAGTCAAATAAAACCATGATCTCCCGTTCTCGTCCATGCGCCCCTCCTATTCCGACCACACGCCGCCCGTGGACTGCCCATAGACGGTGATGGTGTAAACCCCGTCGCCGTTGGTCAGCTCTTCGTTCTCGACGTATACCGTCGCGTTTGTATTCGCCGCCAGCGCGCCGCCGGATTCAACGAGAAGCCCGACACCCCGCGCCGGAGTGACCCCCGCCTTCGTCGCCCGCGCTTCCCATTGAGACAGCGCGAGGTCAGAGGAAAAAGTGCAGACGCATTGATCGTGACCCGTGACGGAGGAGATGACCTGCACGTTCGGCGTCCCGACGGTGATGACGGGAGGATTCCCGCCGCCCCCGGACGGTGCCACGACGATAACGTGATTCTCCGCAATCGCCGTGATCGTGTAGACATAGTCGTCCGCCTGATAGGTGACCGACCACGTGATGCCGAGCATCCGCCCGCCGTAATAGCCG